TCCATACTCATCAGCTCCCGGGTCAATATTAAATATAATATCTGTCTCTTCACCATCTTTATATAGTATAATGGCATCATCAGTAAATCCATCGTACTCTTTTGCACTATAACCTGTTCCTGCTAGATAAGCACTTATTGCCGGAGCTGACACTTCTTCATTGTCCTTTACAAATAAACTACCCTTAGAAGGCATTTCCTTTTCTATAACTCTCTTAACAGCATCCTCAAAAACAAGTTCTTCTTCTACAAATCCATCCTCAGTTCTTACCTTGTCAATATAAACATCTCTAGGTACTAATGTCTCAAGAGTAAATGTAGCGGTACTAGGAGTGGTTTTACTTAAATCAACTCCTGCTGCTTTCTCTGCCTCATCTAGATTCAGTATTCTATTTTCCTTATCTAGAAAATAATTAACCGTGCTTCTTGACCAATCCCTTTGTGTTTTAGTTCCAAAATCAATAGGGTCTTGGTCACCATTATCATAGGTAATTACTATACCACTTGCGGTCCTGCTTATCTCTTTTATGTCAGGATTTATACTTTTTAAGAAATCTGCTGCTGCCTCTACCTCAGCATCTGTATCTGCAGCATAAAGCTGACCTATATTTGTCATAACCGAAGCCTGCTTTTCCTTTCTATCACCTCTAGCATACTCAGTTGCTGTCTTAGGTTTATATACCTGACGAACCTCAACTGTTTCTTCGTATCCAAGACCTATGTCTATCTGAGCTTTATAAGCCTCTCTAGCTACAGCTTTTTGAGCATCAGTCAGCTCTGCCTCAACCCTTCCGTTTACGCTCTTTAGCAGTATCAATGACTCATCCTCTGCCGCAGCATCAGGGTCAAAGGTAGGCTCGTAAGATACACCATCAGGTGTGTTACCTACAAAATCTAAAAGAACAGATGCACCAAAGTTTTGATTTGAGCTAAGCTCTCCGTTAATAAAAGTATTTTGTGATTGTTCAAAAAGACTTAGGGTCTTTAAGTCCTCAACGCTAACCTCCATCTCAGTAGCTAGCTTCTGTAGCTCTTCATCACTCTTTCCTGCGAAACCACCTACCCTACTTCTGATGTCTTTTATTTTTTTAAAAGTCCCTGCCTTGTATTTATTTCCTAAGTTAGATATTATTCTTTGCTCCTCACCTAAGGACTTAATATATCTATCAGCGTTGCCAATAACATCATACTGAGTGTACTTAGTTTTTATCCTGTTCTGTAGCTGCTGTACTGTAACTAAATTGTTTGGGTCCGGGTCCGGAATAAGAGGTGCTGTTCCTGAACCCTTATACTTAGGGTCCGGAATAAGTTTTGCCATAGACATAATACCTGTCTGCGGATTAACAACTAATTCCGTTGCGGTAAAGTTAGCGAAACCCTCTACCTGCTCCATCATCCAATTCTGCATCTGTGAAGCTCTTTCGCTTACAGGTAATGATGGGTCCATCATAGCCATCTTAGTAGCGTACTCATCGTTGTAGTCCTGCATTAAGCTAAAGGCTTGGTCAGTACCATCGCTTAGGTTCTGTCTCATTATGGTGTACTGCTTTGGGTTTAGCTGTCCGGACTTTAATAAGGTCTCCTGCATCAGCATCTGCTTCTGTAATTTTTCAGCAGCATTCAAGGCAAACTCATTAAGCTGAGTGTTCTCACCCTGAGGTACATTATTTAATATTGTCTGATAGTCAGCAGTAGCTTGGTCAATCGCAGCTTTTTTATCTTCCCTTGTCTTAACCTCTGCGTTAAGCATATCCACCGTATCAGTAGCTATCTGACTCCAATTTAGCTGAGTGTCCTGCGGGTCTCTCTGAACGTATCCGTACTTAGTTGCCATAGTTTATATTTTATTTTTTAAGGATTGTAACCAAAGTATTGATTAGAGGGTTGATTAATTTGGCTTTGGTAGGCATCAATGTACTGTGGGTTCATCCTTAATTCAGCTCTTTGCTCAGGACTTAACGCTCTGTTAAAAGCTCTAAAATCTCTATTACTCATTGAACCGAAATCCAAACCACCTACATCTCTACCAAAGTACTTCTGCTGCCTTTTATTAAAAATGTTTTCATTTTTCATTCCAACCTCCATACCTGAATAAGGAGCCTCTGATGATTTAGCTGCTGCACCAACCGCAGCTTTTTGTGCTCCTGTATTTTTAGCGTAAAGCGGAGCCATAGATGCTGCCTGCCCTACTGCACTAATGGTTGATTGAATAGCTTGCTGCTTTGCTGCTGTTGCTGCTCGTTGAGCATCAGCTGCTGCCTGCTGATTTCCTGCTACCTCCTCTAAATCTAATGCCACATCTAGGTCTCTTAGTCTTGAGTCTTCCTCTAGGATTGCACCCTCGATATTTGTTAGCTCATCAGCCATAGCGGTTCTTATACCTGCCTGACCTTGTTGCTGTGCTGCATATACTCTACCTGCTGTTGCTGCTGCTCCCCTCTCACTTTCTTTACCTGCCTCGGTAGCCATAGCACCCTGAACCAACATAGCCTCTCTCTCTAAATCGTAAGCCTCTTTTTTGATAGACATCTGCTCTGCGAAGTTTACATCTAGCTTACCTCTTGCAGCTGCCATTGCCGCTTCAGCATCTGCCTCTGCATCCTGCATTGCTTTCTTTTGTTTGTTAGCCTGAGCGAAGGACATTCCTGCTGATGCTGCTGTTGCAGCTATTGATACTCCTGCTGCTACTGTTGTTAATGCTGCCATACTATAATGTTTTTATCATTTCACTTGTATAAGAATCGGCTTGTGTATAACCTAGCTCCTTATACGTTTCAATTAATCCTTTATGTTTTATCAGAGCATAACAATACTTTGCTCCTTTATTCCTACAGATATTTGTTAGTGTCTCTATAAGCAAACCTATCGCATCTGTTCGTTCAGGTTTCTTCCTGTACTCCTTATTAGATATAATCCAATCAACCCAAGCTACCTTGGAGTTGGTGAAGTAAACAAACCCTGCACATATAGGTGTGCCCTCGTCTAGCACCATCATTCCACCTGTTCCATCCTGCGGTAAGAAGTCCTTTGTAGGAGGCTCCCAACCCCAATCATTCCACCACTTTGTTAGGTGAGTATCGTAATCTGTCTCACCCAAGGGTCTAATGTCAAATATTTTCTCTGCCATAAGGTATCAACAAAGATACTAAATTTAAGGAAATGATTTCATAACTTCGCTCTCAACTACAAATAATTCTACTTTTTCTGTATTATCATTCTCAATATAAAAAACTCCGTAGTGACCTAAAATTCCGTGAGACTCCGCAACCGCATTCTTTAGATACAGTATATAGGTGCTCTGATTAGTAGGTGCTGTGCCTGTTAGGTTGACAACAACTTGGTTTATACCTGCAGGTAAATCCTGATTAACTGCGGTGATATCTCCCATTATCTGAGGAACAACAGATGGTGGTGTACCTGATGCGACACCATAATAGATAGTGTCACCGATGCTTATAATATTTCCTATCGAAGATGTAAGAGCAAAGTTTAGTGTAACAACAGAACCTGCAACCGTAAACGATGTCGTAGAACCTAAACCATTTAAGGACCGAAGAGGATACTCCTGAACTGAATCAGCAGGGGTAGTGCCATCGTTCCTAACAAAGGCAAACCAAGAACCTTCCTTTAGCTCGTAGTACTCCTTGTTTATAAAGCCTGTGGTTTGTATGTCACTGTACAGCTCTGTCTTCCAACTATCGCTTCCATCTAACTTAATGGTTTTAAATAATTTATTCTCTGTAGGCATATCATTAAATACAGAGGTCAGTGTTGATGGATAGTTCACACCGTAGTATTGGTTCCTTACCTCGTTGACATTGTGCCGGTATAGGTTACCTCTATTAAATGTGTAGAAGTAGTTGTTCATACCTATCATCCAATCAGGGAAGTAAGAAAAGAAAGAGGTCCAACCCTTTACCCCATCATCATAGCTTAGGGTATAGTTTGTATTTGCAGATGTCTGACTCATATCTATAAAGTTTTTAATTTAAGAACAAGGTATTAAGGTTATTACCACACCATCCTGTGTTTCCATTTTTACATTAGTAGCTCCTGTACCCGGGAAGTTAGGGTCATAATAAACCCTCCATCCATCTGTCACAGGATTAGCTCCGTTGGCATCAAAAAAAACTTGGTCCCTTACACTAGGCTGTGTTGTTGGAGTTCTTAGGCTTGTGCTAACAACGTATATACTATCCGTTCCTACAGTGCAAGGAGTTGCTTCTTCTGATGAATAAGGAGTAGAGTTAGAGTTAATACCTGTTAATACCTGCGGGCACTTAACATCTAAAACAAAATCAGAAAGAGCTACAGAGCTGCAGGATGAGATTAACTTAATCAAAAGCGAGGATGGAGATGCAGAAGGTTTTGGAACCACCACGCAAATATATCCCGGTGGTGTTGTATTGTCATTCTGAAGCACACAGTCCGTATCTGCTATTGAATAGGACTCTGTTGTTCCTGAGTTCACAAAGCCATTAAGGACATAATCATAAACATCTAAATAACCTGACCCAATAGGTCCGTTAGGAGATGTTACTCCGCAGGTAGTCGTATTAACCCCAACCACTGTGTAGTTACCTGCATTCTGCGATTGACATAAACCACCATCATTAGATTTACCACTGCCCTGAAAAAGAGTACCTACATCCCCTTGTTGTCTTACACCTTTATTATAAACTTGGTTATCATACTCCACAAGAAATCCATTTATCGCAGGGTCTAAGCCAATTATCACAGCTCCTACATCAGTTGCAGTTGAGCCAACATTCCAATCTATTCTGTATATAGCAGGAGCAGTTGGCGAGTCTTGTTTTATGTTTGTGTCACAGGACCGTAAGCAGGATGGGCATTGCTGTACCGCAGCCAAGGAGCAGAATGCTTTTTCACCTGTACCGTTAACTATCTGCTCTCTAGCTACAAAACCATCTGAATATATTCCCGCAGGAGCACACAAAGTTAATGCTGCATCCGTGTAGATTGCAGTTGAATTACTTAGGGTTGTTCCATCTATATAATATTGAGCACTCATATTCTATTTTATTTTATGTGTCTTCAAAGACACTTTTTTATTATAAATCACAAAGACAGCAAGCATTTATTAAGCTATCTCCTACACATAAATCAACAAGAGTAGGTTTTCTGTAGTCGTATATAAGATACAGATACTCTCCATCCTGTACAGGAGGCATAGTAAAAGTACCTGTGTAGTAGTCAGGAGCACCCGCAGAGTTTGTGGACATAGGCACTGCAGCGTTCAATAAAGACTCTACAGCCGCCTGAGTATTTGGATAGTTAACTGATGACACCAACCACATAAACTTATTTGAAGGAGCAAACGTAGCTGTGTCCTGAGAGAACTTATTAAATGCTAAGGTTACATTTGAACCTTCTGTAGGTATAGACCCTGACCCTAGATATCCTGTAACAGAATTATAGTAGCTCACAACAGGCTGACTTGAACCTAAACCGAACTCAACCTCAGTTGACTGTATCGGTGATGTGTAGCTACCATCTACGAACCTATGCTCGTTATGTGTTGTTAACCCTCCCTCGTTAGGGGTTGTAACACATACCTCTATAAGCGTAATTATCTTAGCATCCGGACAAGGAACATTTAGAGTTAAAGTAATAGGTTCGGTTACTCCCGGTCCGGGAACCAACTCAATAGTTGCATCTGTTACATTGACAACATCCTTAGGAAATGCTATAGTTCCATCAGCACCTACAATCGTTTGGCTGTATGTAAAACCGTTGTATGTAACAACAACAGTAAATACAGAAGATGAGCTAACACCTGTAAATTTAATATCTACATCACCTATGTTGCTTCCAAAATTAAAGCACTGCTTATACGGTTCAAAAAAGGTTATATCCTGCTTAACTCCGCAGCTTACGCATTCTGTCGGTATAGGAATATTTATTGTATTAGATGACAGAACATATTCATTCATATAAGGGTCAAACCCTCCGAGCTTCTGAGTTTCAAAGCTAGTTATAAACAAATCCCTAAACCAACTCCTCATATCTAATTTTGAAACAACCTCTAATGAGTCATTACTATATGAAGTTCCTGTTAATTTTAGTACCGCACCTCTCTTAGCATCTGAGAAGTATTTATCAGGACCCCACTGAGAAAAGCTCTCAGGGTTAAAGCTAATACCATATTCCTCTATCCTTGCTATCTGAGTTCCTAATACCTCAGGTACAGACTGAAGTAGATTACCTGTGCCTGCATCAGAAAGCAGATTCTTTCCTGAAAGGACATAAGATATCTTATCCTCCTGAAGGGTTAGTACATCAGTCTCTCTAGCAAATAACAACTGAATAGGACCAAAAGATTCTTCTAGTGGCTTGAAGTTAAGTAAGCCTCCGTTAAACTCATTTAGCTTATTAACATTTGATTCGTCATTATATATACCGCTATAGGTAATATCAGCAAATCTTCTTACCTCCTTGTAGTCCACCGAGTTTGTTGATGTAACCCTGTTGCCTAGTGTAAAGTCCTTACCTATAACCCCATCTCTTATCTTGTAGCTTTCGCATCCGTTTCCAAATGCGTAGCAGTTATAGAACCCTGTGTCTGCTATTGCAGGTAAAGGAGTGTTTAATAGCTGTTGGTCCTGCACATTCCCTAGGTGAGTTCCTTTAGGAATACTTATAGGTGTGTTTAACCCTGTTACATTAGCAGGACTCAAGGGAGGTGTGGTTGAATTTATAGCAGGTGACCCGCACTTAGCTACGATTGCAAATTCAGTAGTCCCCGCAGCTATTGAAATCTGAGCAGGTAATAAGCTCTCATCTATATAGTCTATAACAATAGGATTGGGTTCTGAGGATGCAACCGCTATATTGTAAAAGCAGAAGTCATCTGTATTAATTATTGAAAAGGATTTCTCACTTTCGTACCATATATCAGGAGCAGAGTCTAGAGGTTCACTCTCAAATATTAAAAGGTTCTCGGCTCTATAGACAGTAATACTTCCTGAAATAGAAGAGTCCCTTTTTTTACCTGCTCCATTACAGGCATTTGTTCCTGACATAGAAAAGGTAATAGGCTCTGTAACAGTTCCCGAATTAGTTACAACGCTCCTTTCATTTCCAAAGCACCAATAGTTTACTCCTGTCGTAGGAGAAGGTGGTCCCTCAAAATTAAAACCGGGGGGTGTGGTTACCGTACCTATGTAGTCATTTTGAACAGTGCCGCCTCCACCGATATCAGCAACTCCTTGGTCAAGTACATTCTGAACATTATCTCCCTCAAACCATTGGTAAAAGCTGTCATAGGTCTGAGATGCAACCAATGTCTTCTCTAGCGTGTAGATTCTACGCTCACAATCAGCATCTCCATCCCCCACACCTAACCTTGTAAATGTAAAGTTAAATACTATCCTTGAACCTCCCGGTATATTCCAAGCTGTGTAAGGATTTCCTGTCGAGCCATCACCAAAAACTTGTCTAAAAAATAATACAGGGTAGCCATCACCTGTGGTAGCGGTGTCTACCTTAGTTCCTGAAGAAACTATTGCATTTGCAGAGGATTCAACAGAGAAATTACCTGCCTTAATCTTCATATAAGTACCTGCAAGTGCAGTTAGCTCAGTACCATCATCATCCACAGGAGTAATAAAGTCTGCTGCTTTTGCAGCCTTGTCTAGTACAGTAGAGTATATACAGGACCTAGTGGGTCCTCTACTGTCGGCCTTTACAATTAATCTTTGACCATCTGTTATCTTAGCTGAGTTCTCCCCCTCTAATAAGAAGTAGGTTTCGCTAGTATCGGGGTCGGTAAAATATATATTTGTAAATATAGTATCGTAAGTTTCTTTGTCAGGTTTAATGGCAAGCTTATATCTAGTTGCCCACCTCGGAGCAATCTGACTAGATGGTATAGTTACCTGCAGGCTATTCTTAGTGCTTGACTTAGAGCAGGGTATGTGCTGTGTATTGTGCTGACTAACTAGAGCTGTTGTAGCTCTGTTGTATTCATCCATATAAATTATACCAACCTCGTAACCTCTGTTACTGTGGAGACTATCACTATTACCCGCCCTGATATAAGATATCTCCGCTGTCTTTAGTGAAAAGTATTCAGTGTATATCTCTGTAGACACAGTTGAATCTACGTACTGAACCGCAGGAAAATCAAAATATATAAGATTGCTAGTTGGAAAAGAAAAAGCTCGGATTCCTGAACCAACAGTTGATGGTTGTGACTGAGGTGTATTAATACCATAATCATATTTATTTAATGTTCCTGAAGGTCCTCCTGAAATAATATCATCAAACTGCTGTATAAACACATCAGTCATTGTTGTTCCGCTATCTATTGTAGCTATCGGCTGTGAGGTATTTGTACCTATTAGGTCTGTAAACTCAGGAGAATTAACCCACTCGTAAACAGAGTTATAATCCTTAGTAAACTGAATTGAAAAGCTTAGCTGTATAGGCGGTTCGTTTATGTCTTGAGGTTTAGGATTACTGCCTGTCCAAGTATAGTGCTCCCACTCAAAAGAAAAGGATATTAAAGCTCCTTCACGCAAACCGTTATCGAATGGATATAGGTTTGTTAAATCAAACACAGCTCTTGCATCAGGAACATTTCCCTCAGGATTCGGCAATATATAATAATTTCGTTGCTCTAGAGAGCCTATTATTTCTGACTCATTTAATGATTCATTCTTCTGCTGAACCGTAAAGTCTAACCTTACAGGACTACCTGTATGGTCTACTAGGTCATATCCTTCAACGTAGTTACCGTACATCAGCCTATTCCCCATTATGGTCTGAGCCTTGGATAGTCTAGGAACATTGTCATAAAGTCTTAATATCTCAGCCTCGGGAAGTATTGTAAATATCTTGCTATTCTTAAATGTATACGACACCTCCTGATAGTCACTGTATCCGTTATCTTCTTTTGTTAGCTTCTCTATTATTTTTATAACAGGACTGTTAGCATCCTTAAATAATAAATCAATACCCTTCACTAACGGACCTCCTGCATTAAAGGTAATGACCGCTGTATTAAAAGCATTAGTCATACCCTCGTTAAGGTAGCTCTCTTGAGTGAAGTTAAAACTGTTAGGTATAAAAGCAGGACTTGTAAACTGAGATGTAGCTGAGTACTCATTATCTTCGTACCTGTATCTATACCCAAAACATATAAACCTTTCCTCTAAGAAGTTTTCTTCACCTCCGGTAGTCGATAAGAGTATTGATGGAGCAGCAACAGGTGGCTTCTTAATAACCAATATGTCCTCATCAGAAAATCCATCCACCAATCCTATAGGGTCAATATAATTTTTTTTTATATTTATTCTCCTTGGCTGATTTATGTTGTCCGTAAAAAACAAAAGGTCACCTACCTTGTCTACTCCTGTTATTAAAAACCTTGGGTCAAAATTTAATGTGGTGTCTGTTCCTGAACCATCGTTTATACTTATAACGTGGTACGTTGTTATCTCTGTTTTAGTATTATATGAAATAATTAAATCTAACTTATCAGTCGGACTTGCATTAAAGTTGTCATCGTGAATGAACCAATATATAGTTTCGTTAACTCCATCCTCAAAAGCACCTATACATCTTGCTGTTTCTGAAAGCGGTTCATTAGCATAAACTATATTAGTAAGCTGATTATTTCCCTTTGTGTTTTCAATTACTCCTATCTCCGCTGCTTCTGTGGAACCCATTCTAATATTAAGTCCATCAATATACTGACCATTGGGGATGAGTCTTTCATCCACCACCTTGTTCATTTTTCCTGCAGTAAAGTTTCTTTTAAGGTTCGCCATCTTATTTTATCCATTTATCTCTTCCTCTTAGATTCTGTAGTAATCTGCCGGGATGAATGTTACTGATTCTGATTTTAGCATTTCTAAGTAAGGATGATTTTCTTTTCTTAGCTCTTGCAATCATATACTCTTGAACTCCAAGTTTAGAGTTTAGAATAGAATACTCAATGTAGGCATACACGTATTCCTCAAATAACTTGTTTACAGTAATTAAGCTGTTATCTCCATTCTCCATTCCATCTGACACATACTCAAGTACACAAAGCTCATTAGCCATTCCTGAGCTGAAGTTTATCACACCACCCTTAGGGTCTATCTTAAATGTAGGATTGGAGTTGGCTGTCTCTGTATTCAATCCGTATCTTGCTCCGATAGCATAATCAAAATACCAATTCCCATCGCAGCAGTATCCTTCTTTGCCATCGTACGGAGAGTTCTCATTCAGGTATATGCTTCTCTTGCTTCTTGTTATCCTATCATAGTCCAAGGTTGAGTGCTGAGGACTTAATGCATACCCATCAATGTCAAAAAGTATTTTGCAGTTGTTGTCCTGTAGATATGCTGAGGACCAATTAGTTTGAATATTTTCTGTAAGAGGCATAAGTAATCCATCCTTATATAAGGATACCCTCACCCAATTTACATAATCAGATGGAAGAACAAACCTTAATGTATCACACACGCTTAGCTCTAAAATTTTTATTTCCTTAAACGCATCGTAGTTAAGCTCCTGTATAGCTCTCTTAGCGTGAAACAAAATCTTATATCTAGGTTCATTGTTTATGGCACTATGGTTTCCGTAGTACATCAACATAAAGTTGTTTACTATATCTTCAAGAGATATGTACTGATAAGAACCCCAATTTTGGTTTTCAGGATTTAATCCTCCGTTTTCGTAGTATTGATATTGAGTTATATAAGCCATAGTTATTTATTATTTTTCTCCTGCTGCGTTTTCTTGTTCCTCAGCTTGACCAAATTGTACTGCAGCTATTTCTCTTATAGACATACCTGCGTACTGTAGTATCTTATTTACTAAGTTAGGTTCGTCATCGCTAGGTAATTCAAAGTCTTGGTAATCTACTGCGGTATCATCGAATGCAGGCTCTCCGTTGGTTAAGGATACGTAAGTCCATTTAGGTACATAAGGAAACCTGATGTACTGACAAACAACCTGACCTATTTTATTTATCTCAGTTCTAGGGAAAGCACTTAAGAGCTCTCCCTGCTCTGTGTAGGCAGGAAACATAAGCGTAGGAGCTGTTAGTATTGAGTTTTCCAACATAGTTATCTTACTGTGACTAACCCTTTCAGCTTCCTTTAGTTGACTTGATGAGTATATAACATAAGGTTTTCTAGGTGAATCAAATACAGGGTCAGCTACAAGTAGCTCATTAGCCTGAGGGATGGCAACGATAGTAGTTGTGTAAGTTACTCCGTTAGTAACAGTAGATATAACATCTCCTGCTTGTACACCTTCTGCAATAAAGTCAGTGGATTGGTTTATAACTGATAAGCCATTTACTATGTATCCTGTTGTGCTCCCTTCTAGCACTACCTTTCCATAAATCAATACCTTATTAATTAGGTAGTAATCATCGCTAGTAGTTGTTTGAGATGGTAGATAGTATTGGTTTGCGTAGTTACCTAATACCGCTGCATTATATTGTAGCAAAGATTTAGTTTCAGAGAATGTATCTATAACCTCCTCCAACCCCTTAGTAATGTCAGCGTACTGTGTGCCTGACAATCTTTTATTTTCTTTATTAATCTGATAGTTGTACTGATAAAAATAATCCTCAAATAAATCTAATTGAGCCTGCTTCGCAAACAAGTTAAAATCAGATGGTGATATGTAACCATAATTATTTTTATTCAAAACAGACATCACTGTTTGTCTAACCGAATTTATCATCTGTCTTCTTTTACTACAAAGATAAGCAAAAAAAAAGACCCCTTCATTTTTCCTGAAGAGGTCTTAATATGTATAGTAATATATTATAATAATGATTCTAGATGCTTAAGTACCTCTATACCATCATCACTTTTTAAATAAGATACAACCAAGTCATTTCCATCCTTACCAAAAGGAACATTCAGCATCTTAGTTTTATTATTAGAGGTATTGAACCATACCTCCTTCCCGCTCTTTCTATAGGATAATAACCCCTCAGCGAAGAATCTTTCAACCGTACCCATAATCTTTAGTTCAGGGTCGTTAACTACATCTAAGAAGTCCTGTGGATTTCTTTTAGCAAAAACTAATACATCTCTTTTAAGCTCGGATGTTGACATAGTTGATACATCAGTTCCAAATAAAACTCTACAGATATTCTCTAGCTGCTCTATAGATAACTTCTTAGCCTCTGATAATGCATCAGCCTCAGTCATTAATGATTCAATCTCTTCAGCAGCATCCTTAGATTTATCTACCTCTGAAAAAGTTTTTCCGTTTAATGGGTGATAGTGTAAAAATTCTTGTAACACCTGATTGGTTCTTGAAACGTGAAGAAATCCATCCTCAAATACAACAGGTTCTAAGATAACATTACCATCCTGCTCATCCACAAATGGAGACTTTTGGTTTCTAGCATATCTAAGTTCTCTATTAACTCCCTCTTTGTCATCAAACCACATTAAGGGGAATCTTGCTGAGTGCTTTGTTGGTAGCATATAAGATAAAGGTGCTACCGCTTTTTTAAGTTTGTAGTTCTTGTCAGTAAACTTAACTGTCTTTTTTGTTTTAGCTTTCGCTTTTGTTTGTTCCATTATATTTAAAATTAAATTAAAATTACAAAAAAAAAGGAGAGTGTCTTCAAAGACACTCTCCAATTATATTACTTCTTAGTCTTGGAATAAGAAGAAGTTGTTAGCACCTAGAGTACAAACAGCTCTTTCAGATAAGAAGTGAACCTCCATAGCATCTAAGCTTGAAGTTTCTGCTCCACCTGCAGAACCTGTAATCCAAGACTTGTATCGTCTGTCTTCAGTTTCCGAAGCTCTGTATCGTACGTGCAAGAATGGTCTCTTAGCATTCTTACCTAAGATTTGGTCATACACAGAAGTTGAACCTGCAGGAACTAATAGTCCGTTGATTTCTCCTGAACCTAATCCACCTCTCATTGAAGCGTCATTCAAGTATTTCCAATCTGATTTGTAGAAGTCGTAACCTCTTCTAAATCCTGTGAATCCTAAGTTAAGTGCCATCTCTTTCTCATTGTCAAAAAGACCGTAAGAAACACCACCTGCTGCGTTGCTAGATTGTAATGCAAGCATATCATCAATATCAAAACCGAAGTCTCTATTAACAAATGTTACATTCTCCTCAATAGCACCTTGCTTATCAAGTCTTGAGATAATAGAATCCCACTCTGCTAAAGTAGTTGGGTTACCACCACCCCATACATTTCCTCTGTTCTCAACAACGTAGAAGATACCTTCTGAACCTTTGTCACCAACTGAGGCTGCTGTAACTTGAGTAGCAACACCACTGCCTGCTTCTGCAGGAACTGCTTCAATCATTGCAGTCTCAAGATAATCGTCAAAACGTAATCTTGTTTCGTGCTCAGACTTTAAGTACCAAAGATATCCTGAAGCTCCATTCTCAGTTGTAACTTCAATCCATCCGATTTGTGCCATATCAGAACCTGATACTTCGTACTTATCTTTGATGATGATTGGAGAGTTCTCGAAGATGAAATCATCAGCTTCTAAAGAGTTTTCCATTCCTGCTGTTCCTTTCTTGAACTCAGAACCGTAGATAAATACAGTAAATTCTAAACCTGCACCCGCAACCGGAATACCTGCTGCCGGATAAAAAGCCACTTTAAATGTGCTTGCAGCGTAATCTACATCAGTAACGATTCCTTTTACTGCTCCACCTCCTGCGTTGTCAGAAACGTGAACCGTCTGTCCGACTCTAATTGCGATACCACTGTTAGCTCCAAAAGCACTTGCAGTAGATACACCTGCGTTAGGGTCATCAGTAACTGTAAACGTAGCCTCATTATCATTTAATAATGCAGGAGTTGTACATTGTGTATACTTAGTGTGTAATCTTCCTTGCTCTGCCCATTTGATAAGGTCGGAGTTAGAAGGCATCTCAGCTCCTACCATTCGTAAGAAAGATGAGATTGTTCTATTACCATATCTTTCAAATTCCTTCTCATAAGTATCAGGTAGATACTGATTCAAGAAATCAAAGTTAGTAATGTAATTTGTTTTCAACGGTACTCTCTGAGCACTTGGTTGTAAATCAAATCCGGGTGTTGGATTAACTGCCATTTTTTTAAGTTTTTAGTTTTTAATAATTTATTTTCTTTTTCTAATTTTTAAACCACGACCTGAGTCATCGTTTAACGCTCTAATTTGCATTCCGTTGTTTGTTGTAGTAACTTCAGGAGCACGCTTCGTATCCATTTTAATATTCTTCAACTCACGCATAGTATCATCTGCCGCTGCAGATTTACCTTGCTCATAAAAAAACTTAGCAAACTTTTCAGGATGCATTGCCATTGCTAGTGACTTATGATACCCTGCTGCATCTACCATAATCCCATCATCATCTAAGAACTTATCTATAAAGTTCTGTGGATTCAGTTGAGCTTTCTTCAATTCAGCAGCATCACCGGGCGAAAATAGAACCTTGTTGTCATCTAACGTAAACTCAAAACCTTTGAACTCACTGAACACATCGTCTGTTTTCTTCTGAAAGATTTCGCTCTTACGTTCGTAACCTTCCTGAGATGTCTTTGCATTAGCTATATACTGACGATAACCTTCAATCTCTTCTTCGCTATATTCAGAACTAGATTCCCTGCTCGACTCAAGAGGTACTCTGTATTGTTCTTGTTGTTGCTCAAAGTAATCTTTGGCTTTCGCAATAGTCTTTTTCTTTGCTAGCTTTATTTTCTTAATGGACTTCTCGTCATCAAGGTCCTCGTCATAATCATAGTCCTCCATCAAGTCCTCTATATCCTCTGCATCTAAACCTTTTTCAGTTGCAACAAGATACTCCCTTAGCAAAGTATCAGGCTCCATTTCATCATAGTTCTTCTGCAGCTTTGCAAAATCATCGAATCCACGACCTGTTTCTTTTTTGTACTTAAGATACTTTGACACATCTTCAGGTAGAGGCTCCTCCTCTCTCTGTTGATTTAAGTCATCGAAAGATTTAATCTCTCTTCCGTATCTTTCTCCAATATATTTAAGAACTTCTTCTTCTTTTAATTCGTTATTATCAGTAGCAGTTTCTACTACAGGAGCTTCAGCTTTTGATTCTACATCCACCTTTGGTGTTTCTGTTGATTCAACTTTACTGTCTACAAATTGCTCTTCGTGCTTGTTAAGCAATTCCTGTTCTACCTGCTGAGTTGATTTCTCCTCAACATCTGTTACTTCTCTTACTTTAATTTCCATTAGATTTTAATTTATTACAAAGTTAAACAAAATTTATTTATCATTTAGACAGCTATCTTGGATTGAACTCTGCTAAGTCAAATCCATCTAGACTATCCTCGTTAGATTCAAAATTCATTGGAGGTAGATTATTCTTTCTTTGATTAATCATCTTAGACTGCTGTGAATTAGCTTGGCTTATTCTAGCAGCTTTCGCATCCTCTCTCTGAGTTTCTCTATTTAAGAGTCCTTCATTATTCATCTGAGCTAATCTCATATTTAATTCAAACTCCTTATCCATAAGAGTAGACTTAAGCTGTGCCTCGTTCTGCATCTTCTCTATCTCAAATGCTATATCAGCCTGTCTGTACTGAAGCTTAGCCTGAGTCTCCATCTGAAGTTTTTGTTGAGCCACCTGAGCAGCCATCTCCTGAGACTTGAGCTGTTGCTGAGCCTGCATAGCCTGCTGCTGCATAGCCATCTTCTCTTCTCTCTCCTGCTTGGATTTTCTTTTAAGTTTTAAAAGTTGGTTAGCAAGCTTAAGATTTTTTATCTCCCTAATATCAATCGCATCCTCTAGGTTTATATCTCCCTTAGATAGAGCCATCTGAATGTTTTGCTCTAGCTGCTGCTTCTGTTCTTCATCAGGAGCTAGCTCAAGGAATATTCCGAAATCGTAAATATATAACTGACTAATCTCACTGAGTATAGCTACGTTGTATTTACCTATTTGGTTTATAAACTCTTCCTTAAAATCAGAGTACTCTAAAATATCTGCAACCCTGTAGGTCATAGCTTCCGCTAAGCTCTTAGCTATAAACAAACTACCGTTAAGTATATGTCTAGTAGCCACGTTAGAATTTAAGGCAGCTAGCTTCTGTAACCCAACTAAAGAGTTAGGGTCCGGTGAGCTACCATCTCTAGCCTCATTTAAACCTGTTACGGTTCGTATCTGATTTAGGTAATGGTTATAATTAGATATAAGCATCTGTGTCTTAGAAGCTCCTGAGCTTGACTGTAGTTCTTTTATAGGTACTCTTGCCTGATTAAAGTCCCCATCCTGTGTATAGCTTCTTCCAATAACAGAACCTGTTTGAAAGTATAGTCGCAATGCATCTTCAGGGTTGTAGGCATTTCCTGTCCCAAGGTCTACCTCGTTTAATCCATCTGCATCAATGAATACACCATCCGGTACTACCCTTGATATTACCTGCTGAAGCTTTAGGTGTGTTATCTGAATTAAATCAGCAAAGGGAATCATTCTCCTTACTAAAGATTCGATGTTGCCTTTATACATTCTTGGAGCAACCGCTACATAATTTGGAATAGCGTGCTGAGTAGCTGATTGTGGTCTAACCATATTCTCCATTAGCTTCCACTGAAGCATAATGTTAGTTCCCATAACCATAACACCCTCGTACCAAACATCAATAGTTTTAGAAACCTTTTCAAAGTTTCCCTCCTCCATCATATCAGCAGGTGGATTAAAGGTATCCTCCTTTCTAATCATACTAACATTACCGTTATCTTTTACCTTTCTTTTGTATACAACCTTCTTAGTTGTCTTATAGTTAAAGTATAACAAGGTAGCTGTGTCCTTATAGAATAAACTATTCTGATAGAACTGTGCAGCATTATAGTAATCATACCAACTCTGAGAATACTGAGATATCTCTTCTAGGTCCTCGTTAGTTAGTGATTGGTCTATTTTATTAAGCTCTGTGATAGGAACATTTTTAACCTCTCCCCAATAAAAACAATCCTTAAAGTGTGGGTCCTCTGTATAGCTATAAACTACATTAGCAGGGTCAACATAACTTATCTTTACACCACTGCCTTCTTGGAACTCGTGCTTAGCTACAGACAATCCTAAAACAGTTAAGTCATAGTCTAGCTGCTTTCTTATATCGTTATACTTATTAGTCTCGAATAATGTATTTATAGCTTCCTCTTCTGCAATCTCTATAGCGGGTTTGTAGTTTAGCTGCATATACAACTTAAGCTCTTCATCAGATTCAGGAAGCTCATCAGGGTTTGTAGTAAAAGGGTCTACTCCTGTCTTCTCCTGTATCTTTTGCAATAAAGGTTTAGCGACCATCTGACCTTCAATCATCTGCTGAAACTTACTTCTCCTTGATTGAGATACCGCATCCTGTGCGTAGGTGTTTACATCATACAGCCTATCCTGCATACCGTTAACAACAATATCCACGAACTTAGGTAGTATAGGAACCGGTGTCCAATCTAGATTCAGGTATGACAAATCTCCATCAACAGCTATTTCGTTTTTATACTTTCCGATTGATTGCTCACCTCTTGCATATAATCTGAGCCTATGAAAGTCTCTCCACTGATTAAAGTACCTACAATTATTCCCTTCCTTTCTGAACCATTCATATTGAATCGCTTGACCAATTTGTAAACCAAATTCATCAGTCGCCTTCTCTTTGTCTGAAACAAATTGACTTGGAAAACCTGTAGATGCTATGTCTATCTTTACATTTTTCATCTAATAATTTCGCTTAAATTTCCCTTATTGCTATACCTAGCAAAGTTAATATTTATTTTTGACACTTTTTTCTCAGGTAAATAAAGATGTCTTTGAGTTGCCATTATAGCTAAACCTGAGCTAATAGAGGCATCGTATTTCGTTCTATTGGAGATATCAAACTTTGCCCAATCCTCTAGAGTTCTTGTGAACACCATATCTCCCATCTCTAAGTCATCTCCCATACCTACCTTCTGCTCTATATAGGACTCAATAGCAGAAGCGTGTGCCTGCTTAACATCCTCGCTTGAGTTGGGTATACCTCCTAGTTCTTTCTCGGTCTTCGATAGCTTTGTGTACTGCTTGTCGGGTCTGTTCATACAGAACCCTCTGTAACCTCTGTTCTTAAAATGATAAAGAAGCCTAGGTTTATTATTCTCTATAAGTATAGGCATACCATAAAACACACAAGCCATAAGCACATCCTCAAAGAATATCTCAGCTGTCTGAGGTCTTGCTATATACTCTAAGAAAAACTCATTGCTCGGTGCATCATCCATATTAAACATAGTCTTTCCGTGCAGAGCACCATTAGAACCTCCACCGCCTACAACACCTGATATGTCGTAGCTATCACAACCAAAAGCACCTAGGTGCTCGTTACCGGGATGCTTGATACCTCTCTTATCTATTACCCTGTTCTGCAGGTTCTTACTTGGTGTCCAAGATACCCTAAACCTACCTCGGTTGTTAGGACTAAAAATAACCTCAGTATCCTTGATACCGTTCTTCCAACTTAAGGACCCACGAGTTACGTGATGCTCCATAATAAGAGAGTCATTGTAGTCTATCTGTTGGTATATCTTGGTTAGGTTAAATATAGATTGCTTGCTCTCATCCCTAAATGCGTGAGACTCAGTTCTTGGGAACTGTCTGTAAAATTCATTCAATGCATCAGCATCATTCTTAAGAGAGTCAACCTCTGCCTGCCAATAATCTACAGCTCCTTGATGTATCATCTCTCCATCTATTCCAAGCACAGGTTTTTCAGGAGTCCTGAATACAGGCATACCGTACACATCTATAAACCCCTCCATATTCCATTCCATAGGGATGAATAGAGAATACAACCCGGACTTGGTTTGTCCGTTGGCATTTCTTTTAGACACATCAGAGTCTTGGTATAACTTTTTAAACTGCTCGCCACCTTTGTTAAGTGCGTTAGATGTAGAACCCATCATACACTTACCTATAATCTTGCTTCCTAAACGAAGACAGGTCTTTGTTACCCTCCAATTATTGAGGATGTTATTTGGCTTTAACCACTTACCGCTTTCATCGTGAACTAATAGTAAAAGCTTTTCACCATCATAGGAGTTGTCGTCAGTATTCTTCCAATCTATTGTGGTATCTAAACCGAACAGCTCATCTGCTGTGGTGTCGTACATATTCTTTTTGGTAATCTTTGCGGCAGGTATCCTAAAAGCTAATTCAGTTTTAGGTTTATCCATACCATCCATAATAGGTTTAAAAAAGAATGGTAGCCTATTATTAATAGGAACAACCTTGTCGGTAAACATCTTCTTCGCATCCGAACCTGTCTTAGATAATATTCCAACCCTTGCATCTTTAGCAAGTGTTCCTGTGTTAACACACTCCGATGAGCTCATAAAAGAAAACCCGGACCTTCTTATCTTTAGATAGTCCTGACCGAAACTTCTCTTATCTGCCTTGCACGCTTCCCAATGTAGCCATAGTATTCTATTAGCCTCCCTGTAGTCAGGATATCCTACATCAATAGATGTCCACTGTAGGTACATATAATGAGAACCTGATATGTAGGTTGGCTTACCATCATTCATAAACCATA